GGATTTCTGGGCACTTCCACAATTTCCGCACTATGGACATCGGTGACAGACTGTGGCTACAGGCTCCGACAACTGACCCAGGGTCAGAGTGGTTCCGTGACCGTGCTGGTATGGAATCCAAGCCAGGTCTTCTAACTATGATTATCGGCGGAAGCTACGAGCCGAGAGAGTTTATTAGCGTACTAGCGGTTAAATGATGGTTAAAGTAGCTGTTTACACTATTGCATTAAACGAAGAAAAATTTGTAGAAAGATGGTATGAAAGCGCGAAAGACGCTGACTACCTCTTAATTGCAGATACAGGTAGTACAGATGGTACCCGTGAAACTGCAATTAAGCTCGGAATCAACGTAATAGATATTTCTATCAAACCTTGGCGTTTTGATGATGCAAGAAATGCCTCGCTGGCAGCCCTTCCAGCTGATATTGACATGTGTGTGCAGTTAGACATGGATGAGATCCTTCTGCCAGGATGGCGACAAGAAATTGAAAACGCCGTTACGCAAGGTGCAACTCGAATTCGATACAACTATACCTGGAACTGGAAAGACGCGGAGGAAACTATCCCCGCTACAACCTTTGGTGGAGATAAAATTCATGCTAGGTACGGCTATAGGTGGAAGCACCCAGTTCACGAGGTTATTGTGCCTTACGCTGGTACTCAGGAGAAGCAGGTTTGGACAAAGCTGGAGCTTCATCACCACCCAGATAACACTAAATCTAGAGGACAGTACCTGCCGCTTTTAAAGCTATCCACAGAAGAAGATCCAAGCGATGATAGAAATGCTTTCTACTACGCAAGAGAGCTCTTCTTCTATAGACAGTATGAAGATGCTGCGAGAGAATTTAAACGCCATCTAGAGCTTCCTACAGCCGTATGGGCACCAGAACGCGCAGCATCCATGAGATATCTAGCAAAAATTGAAAAAGATAATAAAGAGCATTGGCTAATGTCAGCTCACATGGAAGCACCATGGAGACGAGAAGCATTAGTAGAGCTTGCTCAGCATATGTACGAAAACGAATCCTGGGCATCCTGCCTACATTTTGCAAAAAAGGCGCTTGAGATAGAAGAAAAGCCACTAGATTACCTCTGTGAAGATTTTGCTTGGGGTTACCTACCATGGGACCTAGCAGCAATCTCGAGCTACTATGAGGGGAATATAGAAGACGCTCTTATTTACGGAACTGAAGCCCTCAGGCTAGATCCAGAAAATGAGCGACTACAGAGTAACATGACATTCTACAAAGTCTAATTGTAGAGATCTCTGTTCCAGTACATATCCATATAGTTAGTTCTAGTCTCGTACCCTTGAGGTAGAATATGGTCTTTATGCTCGTGTATACCTCTGCGATTGGAGAAAGGCAGATAGTCTTCAAACTCTATAGAATTAAACACATGGGTAGGTTTATCGTTGATCATAATTGTGTCCCCCGTTAGGTAGTTAAAATCTAACGTATCAATCTGGTATTTAGCGATTGATTTTCCAAATGCGACTGGACCAGTTATAGCATGCGGGTGTTCCAGGTATTCCCCAGACAATATTGTAGATACAGCATGTTTAATTAAATTCTTTAGAATTGGATGACCAGGATTTTTAAACCAAAAGAGAGTATTAACTACGGAAAGCATTGTTCTAGCAAATGGTATATCTCTAAAAAATATTACTTCAGGCTCATAGTCGAATTTTTTAATTAATTCTGGAGACTGCAATGTGACTAAGAGATCGAAATACCAACCACCGTAAATGTAGACAATGCAGTATCTGGCTAGGTCAGCTTTGAAAGCCAGTGGTTTGATTTTCTCAAATGCTTCTAAAACAGTAGGATCAAAATTTTCAGCAAGAAATGGTCTAATAGTTTCAAATGTCCACAGGGTATACTCGCCAGTAAATACTTCACGGATTTTCTCAGTATATGCAGTGGGTAGTACGTCTATTTCCTCGCGAGTGAGTAGAATTTGGTGCACACGAGAGTTAAATACCGAGTCCATACTGCTATTACTTGCCTTGCTGAGCGTGGTAAGCATCTACAGCGTTTGCACTAGTTCTGCTTTGCCAGATAAAGTTGCAGCTATTGCATCTAACTACTCGCATAGTCGCCCATCGACCACCGTCTGGCCTGTCGACAGTTGCTGTCTCTAGGTTGTCAGTCTTGGCTCTACAGCTAGGACATAGTGGGAAACGCTTATATCTCATCTCCTGGCCGTCCCAATTCACAGAAAGCGTGTTTCTAATCTGACCAGAGTCAAGCCCACCCCAGATGCCCCAGATTTGTTTATTATCTAGAGCCCATTTGACACAGTCGCGCTTAACTGGGCACTTATTGCATAGCTTTTTAGCTTCCCACTGCTGAGCTGGCTTATTTGCAAAAAAATTATCAATCTTGTCTAGATTTTCTGCTTTAGCACACTCGGCATCTTCATGCCAATCTGGTCCATTAGTCCACATATGCTACCTCAACAAAAGTTGCATCATAATCAAGAAACGGACTATCATCCTCGCAGTATAAAGGGAATCTGTCATCTCCACCTTCATAGCAATACCCAGCCCTGGTAACCGCTGAGCTATCGATAAGACGATATGAGTGACCTATTGATTCGGATATACCCTCTTGAAGTAAGGTAGTGGCAAGTGATTTTTTAGCAATATCATCACTATCTAGGTATACATGCTCATTTAGATAGAAAACAATAGAATCAGAATGTATTTGACGAGGAAATTCCTCGCCTTCCCATATAAACCAAACAGGCTGAGATACAGCTTTTTTACGCCTCATAGTCTAAAAATAGACTATTGCATAGTAAAATTTACCGTAAATTACAAAATTAGTTTACTGGCCACACGTAATCGTATGTTTCTGGACGCGTACCAGAATCTTCGGGCCAAGAAAACTGAGAGTACCACTCGTAGTCCTTGTTAAGTAGAGCCATCCTGTGGCTTGATGCGATGCTGTTAAAGAGAGCTTTATCTTTCATCCAAGCTGGAAGCCTGTGACTATCTCTGGTGATTCTTCCTAACTTGACTGCTTGTATATAAGTGGTCAATGTTTTCTCACCTATAGTAGTTTTATAGCCGCGCTTCTCCCACTCCAAGGTCATCTTGAGGATGTAGGACACTAGAGCACCTTCGTGCCCACGCCACATTTTGACGGCGGGATGGTTAGACCAACCCTTAGATACACGGTGGTTGCCTTGAGGATCAAGTTGGACTAGGTTCATAAGGATCTGCCAGCCCTCCAGAGCTTGCTTATTTAGGCGGGCACGATCTAATACTTTGGCTGTATCTGCTGAGCCAAGCAGCGGGACAAATGTTTGCATAACTAAAAGCTAGCAGCATTTACGAAGTTTGTCAACTACATTCCAAAAGGTTTTGCAATACTCTGTTTTAGTGTCCCAAACACTGTCACCTGAAAAATTCCAGAATCTACGGAGGTCTCTATCTCCTGAACAGTATCAGCTTTAGGGTATGAGACTTTCAGCTCAATAGACACCTTCTCAGAGACTTCTTCCTCGGAGATAGCTAGAAACTTAGCAAGTTCTTTATATGCCCTAGCCCTAGCCTCGCCCAATGTTGAGGCAACCAGTTTTAGCTCAAACGATGCTCGCATTAGCTTACCTTCTTTACACGCTTCTCTAGCTTATACGGCGAGTAGTGGACTCCCTTAAGTTCTGGCTTCTTTCCGTCAGTGTCATTGAAGATGACATCTCCATAGCGAACTGCAGCCACCGAGCCGCGGCGACCGTTGTGAATGGGTCCGAGCTTGTCTGTGAAAGCATCTGCCTTAACTCTGACGACATCTCCAACTTTAATTTGTCCTGGCTGGAGGGCAACCCAGGTGTAGTCATCTTCATCTTCCTCGACCTTAAGCACAACGCCCCTAGCAATTAGAGGGAAGACTTTAAGGATCTCTTCTTTCATGTTGTCACTTAGATCAGGGAGGGCTTCCCAGGCCTCCAAAAGGGCCATAATAGCTTTCCCAGATCCTACTTTTACCTTGGCAGCTTGTAACTGTTCAACTGCCCATTCGCGATTAATTTCTGGCATTATATTCTCTCCTGAGTTGATTCTACCAGGTCATTTTGCAAGTTATGGGTCACCTGGTGGATTGTCGGGCTATTGTCTATATAGTCAATAAATTGAAGTCTGGCTAGCTCTTGACGGTCATAGATATCCATATCTTCTACCTGATATGCAAGTTTTGACCAAGAATCCGAAAAGCTAACAGTGTCCTGCCAGTATGTAACTACAGGAGTATTAGTATTCAGAGCTTGTAGGTACCTGTAGCTCCACCAAGTACCAACCTTCCTGTCCTGAGGAGGCACAACTAGTCCCATTGAAGAAGCTATCACCTGCTGCACATCTAAATCTTTAGGCTTTTTGACAGTTGAGAGCGGGGTGAATTCGTGCCTTATTGTTTTAGAAGTTGTCTGCCACCACAAACTTTTAGGGTTTTCTACCGCCCAATAATCATTTCGAATACCCTGAGCGACAGACTGTTTAGATATAAAGAATTGGTCGACCTGAATACCGATAGCCCTATCGGCTGGGACAATCCCAGTGGCGTTTGCAGCATCAGTTACGGACTGCCATGGTAGCAGTGGGATGTACGTCATAGGCCAAACTACCGCTGAAATTTTTCCCGCTAGTGCCTCAAAGCTTCCGACATGCTTAGCCACAGCCGAGTTGTAGTCTTTTCTAGCTATATGTAGAGGACTCAGGATTTGAGCTGGATTGCGTTTAAATGACGCGAAGCTATTTTTAAATTGCCACACTTGATTACTGTCAACTACTAGTCGTAGTTTAGGCGACTCGTACATTAAATCTAGAACATGTAGTGCTCCATAGATTTTATTTGCAGCTAGAGATGTAGGTGGGGTTAGTCCAACAACTACTAAGTCAAAAGACTCTAGATCAGCGCGTGACCAACCGAGTCGAGGTTCGCATATAGTGACGTCTGCAAATTCCGAGAATGCCTTATATAGACCAGAGAAAAAAGTTACATTACCTTTAATTGAGCAATGGGCAGAAGCCATGCCAGTCATAAGAATTTTCATACAAACCTCTAATAAGAAGCGGGGTGGTTTCCCACCCCGCCTCGATTTTTATTTAGAACGGAGCATCCTCTGTGCCAGCAACTGGTGATGCAGGTGCTGGTGCAGGAGCTGGAGCTGGTGCAGGAGCAGCTGCAACAGGGGCTGGAGCTGGTGCAGGAGCTGGAGCAGCAGCTGCAACAGGGGCAGCAGCTGCAACAGCGGCCACATTCGCTGGGAAGTAGCGCTTAATCTCGTTGCTCTGGTTTCCATTGTAGGTACGAGTACCTAGAGTTCCACGGAAGCTACGACCAAGAAGAGCCTGCTCGATCTGAGCTGGCGACGGGTTCTGCTCGAAATAGGTTGTAGGTAGACCCATAGCAGATGCCTTCATGAAGAACATGTTCATTGCTTTAGGGTTGTCCTGGGTAACAACCAACTGGTCCCAAACGCGGCGCTTGTCATGTGCACCACCCTGAACCTCATTGGTGATCTTGAACATCAACTTACCAGTTGAAGTTGTAGTTGCCTGTGCCTCGATTACCTTTAGGTCGTAGTCACCATCTGGTAGCGGGGCGTAGTTGTTGCTAGAAGTTGCAGCAGTTCCTGCCTGCTTAACTAGCTCTGCAAAGTTGACCGTAGTCATAGTTATTATCCTGCCTTCTTAGTTGTTGTTTCTGTTTTCTTTTCGCCAAAGACGATGTCTAGCATGCGCTCAACCCCAAGGTCTTGCTGCTCTACTACTTTTCCTAGACGTCCCTGTACACGCTCTCCAGCTTCATACTCTGGGGTGCGCTCTACATACATGCGACGCACCTTGTACGGTGCCTGCATCGGGTCTGGGTTAGGTACAGTTTCGACTGTAATTGCTCCCAGAATGTCGTAGAAATATGGGGCCTGAATCGCTAGCTGACCCTGTAGGTATGGACGGTATACACCATCCTGACCCTTACGTGCCATAGCTGTCAGTACTACAGCCTCGAGAGGCTGAGTAGGGTGCATCGTAAGGTCACGGAGGTCGCGAAGAAGTGCACCCATGTGGCGAAGTAGCTCGCCCCACTGCTGCATCTTCATCTGCTCTGTACCTGCGATGTTGTCCATGCACTTGACCTGGAGCTCCGAGATAGAGTCAATGATCAAGGACTTGAACTGGTGCTTACCAGACTGAAGCCACTGGAACGCCTTCATGACAACGTCATAGTCATTTACCTTGACTACAACCGTGTCCCAAGTACCGTCAGCCAGTGGTGGCTCTTCAGTCATAGGATCCCAATACTTAATGTTGATTGGCAGGAAGCGGTGGCCTCCCTCAACGTCAAGCATTAGGCGTGGGTATGGAGCTGTTACAGCAAAGCTGGACTTACCAACCTTAGATTCGCCATAAACCATAATTGTTAAACTGCGATCAACTGCGTTACTCATTACTCACTTCCCTTCTGTTCATCGTTTATTCCATAGTATCCGTACGGGTCGGCGACCACGAACGCATCGCTAATTGCTGCTTCAGCTGCCGAACCATCGTCAACTAGAGGGCAAATAGCGAAGAATTGGCACTTCCACTTACAATCACGGCTTGGTTTCGGATATGCATAGCGGAAGTGGCTCTCACCAGCGTCTAGGGCATCACGCACGCGCATCATGTCCTCTAGAGTGCCTTCCAGGCGCTCATAAAACGAGCGGAGAGCAAACTTATTGTGTCGAACTTCGATTTGGTCGTAGAACGGTGGCTTAGCGTAAGCACCGCGCTTTACCTTTCGAAGCATTGTAAAGATAGCGCCATCAGACCTTTCGCCTTCTTTATTCTGCGCCTCTTCGAGAATCATATAGGTCAAGACCTGCTCATTCATGTGAGAGATAGAGCCAAAGTCGGCAAATGAGCCACCAACAGTCTTAAAGTCACGGAACATGCGAGCGCCGTCAATCTTACGACGAACACGCATATCAATCTTTCCCTGAAGAGTTACGCGACCATTTAGCATTGGGCGTTCAATAATTTCTTCAGTAGAAATCATCTCTAGCTCTGCATCAATGCCATTGAGCTCAATCCACTCAAGGTATCCTTCAAGCATAACTCGGCCTAGCTCGGCTTCAGTTTCAAGATTCGTAGTATCGCGGAATGCGTCATTCATCTTCTTTAGGTCTTCTTTGACTAGCTCAGAGTGAGCTTCAAGAAGATCCTGACCAGTGGAGTAGTGTCGATCTAGTGCCTCGTGGATTCGAGACCCAAGAGCAAGGGCTCCAGTAAATTCTTCAACCTTTGGACGAAGACGACGGTAGTACGTAAACCACCAACGGCGACGGCAGTCCTTAAAGGTTTGGATCTCCGAGTTGGAGATTCTAATTGGCTCTGTCACTATAGTTCCTTTTTGTTGTCATTTAGTAGCTTGATGAGCTGCTCTTTGTCGCGCACTACTTGCTGGAAGTTTTCTGACTTACCATCAAGCGCTTCAATTACTCGCTCTTCAATTGTTCCCTCGGTCACATAATCAGTTATGAGAATCGAATCGTGAATCTCAGAGCCAATTCTGTGAACTCGGTCCAAGGCCTGCTTGTAGTCGACAAGGGACCATGGTCTTTGAAGCATAACAAGTCTTCGTGCTGCTGTCAAGGTGACACCAACACCACCAGCCTGAGCCGTGAAAAGAATCCACTTCGTTCTACCAGACTGGAAGTCGTCAATAGCTCGCTGACGCTCGTCGCCAGACTGAGCACCAGTAATTAGCCCGTGTGGGATCTTCTCTTTAGTCAGTCTTGCACTGAGCAACTCAATGAGCTGGCGCGATACTGCACATACTGCTACAGAGTCATCGCCAAAGTCACCATTTTCAATGTCATCCATCAGAGCATCAACTTTACAAGAAGGGTCTGACAAAATCATTTTCTCTTGTCCATCTACAAGTTCCATAGTTCCGTACGAACTAGCAAACTGTAGTAGACGCATTGTCTGAGTTAGCGGGTTAGGTGCCACAACAATATCAGTTTCACCCTGCTCATAAGCTTCTTGAAAACGTTCTTCTGGCGTAGTGCTTAGCTCAGCAATCATGTTTTCAAGCATCTGCTTATATGCCTTAGCCTGCTTGGCACCCATTTCAACATCTCTGCGGTCATTGATGACAGCTGGAAGCCAAGGCAGCACCTTCTGCTTCAACATACGGCGCATACGAGGGTGAATACCTGCAAAGAATTCTGCTTCCATAGCTGGTTTAAGCCCAAGAATCATAAGCCCGCCAAAGGCGTTCATCATTGTATTGACGTAGCGATCTAGCCACTTAGTCTTGCTTGGCCACTCTTTTGCGTCTAGCCAGTGAAGAATTGGCCACAGGTCAACTACGGTATTTGCAATTGGAGTACCTGTAAGTGCAAATCTGATATCAGCATTGCCAGAGGCTGCCCAAAAAGCACGAGTCTGCTTAGACTTAGGGTCCTTTGAGCGGTGGATCTCGTCAGCAACTACGGCTTTAAAGTCAATAACGTTTAGCTCTCGTTGGTGTACCTCGCACCTAGCAGCTGTGATCTTAGAGTCGTGGCCACCACACTCGGTGCAGCGGGCAAGAGCAATAGAGCCATACGACAGCAACTTTGAGTGAGTCCTGAGCGATTCCCAGTTGATGACATACACCTGTGCTTCGTGGTCGAAAGCTTTGCGCCGTTGGGTAGCCGAACCCTTAATCACCTGCACATCAATTCCAGGCCACCAGCGGTCAAACTCTCGCTCCCAGTTGGTTTTTAGAGTGTTAGGGCACACGATTAGGGCAGGGAAAACCTGATCTCCGCGGTCATGTAGGCGCTTTAGGGATCTGATAGCCTGAGCAGTCTTGCCTAGGCCTGGTTCGTCCGCTAAGAGCGCCCTACGGGCTGTAGAGAGAAACTCTACGCCAGCACGCTGGTGCGGAAATAGGTCCTGATCTCCGTCCTCTACTCCTTCAACTTCTCTCAAAGCATTAGACGGATCAATTCTGGTTGCTTTCTCTAGTCTTGCCCATTCAGCAAGCTTTGGGCCAATTTCTAGCTGCTGACCAAAAGTGGATCTCAAAGACAGGCAGCCAGTCCAGGAAACTGGAATTCGCCAAACGTTCTTATCTGAATCCCACTTGGAGCCAGGGAGTGCGCGGCAAACTTCCTTTAGACGCCACTCAGCATTAATAATGATGTGGTCATTCTCAAGTTCTACAAAAACACCCAATTAGGGTCTCCAATCTGTCGCTACATATATATTATCAGAAAAAACTACCAGTGCAAGTGTTTTTTGATAATATTTTTAGTCTTTTAGTAATCCTACAGGCTTCCAGCCAGTATTCACTGCACGCAATAGGGCGTGTCGGATTGCATCTAAGGCATGTCCAGCCCCTCCACGGTGCCAATATCCAAGCTTTTTTAGCTTTTCATTGGTAAACATTGCCATGGCATTGGCAGGTGCTTGAAAGTATATGTCATCGCCAGACTTATCGACATCGAATAGACATTGCTTCAAGATACCTATAACCTCTAGGGAGTACGGAGCCTGAGAGTTACGTACCGTCTGCGCATTAATGACAAATCGTTCGCAGGCGACATCGACAATTATGTCTAAATTTCCTAGAACTTCTCGAATAATAGGAGCAACCTCGTGCTGTTGGAGCTCCCAGGAGCTTTCCAGTTCTGGGTCAGAGCCAGGGTTCAGCTTAAGTAGGGCTACTCCAGTAATTTTACCTGGATCCAGGGCTAACACGTATTTAGACATATTTAGCTCCCCAGTTCTCTAGTGGACCATCAACATCAGCAGTCAAAGGCACTGCCCATCCGTCGGTAGTAGTCATACACTTCCTAACAAGTTGCTGGATCTCAGCTGCGTCCTCTCTAGGAGCATTGAGCACAATTTCATCATGCACTGGGACAATTAGCAAGTCAGTTAGGTCAGCTTGATCAAGTTTCACCAAGTTTGATTTGAACACTTCTGCAGCTCCACCTTGGATTAGGTAGTTAACTAGGGTATACACACGATCTTCATCACACGGGATTCTTCGTCCAGTCCATGTGTGAACATAACCTTGGCCTTCTGCCTCGAGGCGTGCACTGCCAGTCTGCTCTACGTATTTTTGGAATCGTTGCATTCCAGGGTATCGCTCATCGAAGGCATTAGATACGGCACGCATCTGCTCTTCTGGTACACCAGCAGTTAGGGCCTGCTTCGAAACACCTGCGCCATATAGACGCCCATAAACTACACCCTTAATGAGGCCACGGCGCTTATCCGACTTCTGCATAGTAGGGTCTTGATAAACTTCTCTACCAATTTCGGTGAACGGGTCAGAGCCAGTAGCGTCTGAACGCAAGAACAGCTGAATCAGGTTTGGGTCCTGAGATAGAGAAGCAAACATACGGAACTCAACCTGGTCAAGATCCGAGGTGATGATTACATGGTCGTCATCCTTTGGAAGGAATGCGCGACGAACAGTGTCGTCACCCTTAGGCAGAGTCTGTAGCGCAGGGTTCTGGATTGACATACGACCAGTTCGTGCACCCATAGTGTTGATAGATGGGTGAACAAAGCCGTCTGTGTTGTCGTTTAGGAAGTTTAAGAAGTAAGTGTTTGCCAACTTAAGTGCTTGACGATACTTGAGGGTAGTCTCGGCCAGCTGCTTAGACTCTGCATTACCGTCACGAGAGATAAGTTTTAGCTGGTCCTTAGATGCAGACTTCTGACCCTTATCGGTTAGCTCGGTAATTTCAAATCCTAGGGTTTCAAATTGTCGAACTAGTTGCTGGTTACTTCCAATAGAGAGACCATAGCTACTCTTAGCCCACTCGGCTACTTGCTCGGTGTAGTCAATTAGCTCTTGATACTTTTTCTTAGAGTAGTCGAGGTCCAAACGAGCACCGTTAAGTTCCATCTTTGTCGTGATTCTACGAGTATTCATTTCAAGCTCGTAAGGAATACTGTAAGGCTTACCAGGAGCAGTCTTCTCCCAAAACATCTCAAATAGACGCATTGTAAGGACAGTGTCAAGGGCACCATAAGACCAGTATGGCTCATAGTTGATTGGGACAGTGCCCCAAGTCCAACCGTTGTCCGACAAACCGTAATCAAGAATTGACTGCAAAGCTGCAGCTGTAGGGTCTACATACTGTTCGGTGAGCTTTTTAAGGGCACCAGTACCTAGCGGGTCAATAATCTTTGCCATGATCATGGTGTCATGGGCACGGTGCCAAGGGATAGACCATTCGGATTGGGTCTCAAACCATTTAGCCTCGAAGGCAATATTGTGGCAAACTAGCGGACCATCAAACTTATCCATCGCATCATAGAAGACGCCCTTCCAGGCATCCCATGGGATAGACCAACCAGTCATACCATCACCAACCTGAACTAGGCGTAGGCGACCGTGCCACGGAGAAAATGCGTCTTTGCGAGGGTTTCCTGGCAGTTCTCCAGTTTCAGTGTCGATAGCGATAGCATTCAAAGGGCGTCTTTCGCCAAGCCATGACATAAACTCTGAAGCTTTTGCCACACTATCGACTAGGTGGAGTTGAACTCCTTCTAGTCCTGTTGTCATTTTGTCTTTCTGTTGTGCTTATGGAACTATTTCAAAATTATAGACACTAGCTATATCTTTGTCAAGTTTTGCTGCATCTCTAAGTAGACGCTGGGAAACACTCGTCAGATAGTAGGTCCCATTGTCGCCTTCCCTATATAGAGCATCTAAAATAGCTTCTGGCTCCGAGGCAATTAGGGCCCAGTACCTATACTTCTCTGGAAAGACTAGGTCGAGGCTATCATCTGGGTTGCACTCTTCGCAAGGCGCTGATTTCCTAGAGATATCGTAAATCGAAGCTTCACTTAGTTTATATTTAGACACAATGGAACAGGCAGCTCCGTGAAATACTAGTGAAACCCCTACGCGACTTAGTATGTAGGATCCGCTCTCTGTCTTATACAGCTCGAACTCGATCCATCTGTTAGAACCTTTTCGTTCCGAGGTAGATTTAGCGAGCAGGGACCCGTTGAATTGTAGAGTTCTGTCTCCGTCTTTAACACTAAACATTACTTACCCTCCAACGCACTAAGTCTGGCTTCCAGTGCAGCATTTTTTTCCGAAAGCTCTTGAATTGCTTTTGTTAGGTAAGGAATAAGCTCGGTGTGGTTAAGCGTGAGAAGAGGGTCAGTGTCAAACCCTAAGCTCTCGGCTCCCTCCATATTCGGAATCATATCTGGATTTTCTTGTACTACAGTGTAGGTAGTTATTGGCAGAACATTAGCGACATCTTGAGCTAAGAATCCAGAGAATAACTTGTCGGTTTCGTCGACTTTGCTGTTGAAGGTTACTGGACGCAGCTGGGATACGATGTCTAGTCCAGAAGCTATTTCCTCGATCGAATCCTTAATGCGCCTATCCGAGCTAACTACCTGAATAGCAGTTCGGTAATCTTGACGTCGCATATTGGCGGCGCTTGTTGTTGTACCTACAAAAGTCAATAGCTGACCAGAGTTAGTGAACGAGGCAACGGTACCGTTACTATCATTTAGCTGCACACCGCTTCCAACGACAAGACTTCCAGTTAGGGGGCCACTACTAAGATATAGACCACTACCGATACCTTCTATTTCACCTCTTAGGTTTCCTGCAGTGTCTCTAAACTGAACGCTATCAGTATCACCTCTGATTTCTACTCGCTGGCCCGAAGCAGAAGTTCTAATGATTCCACCAGTGATGGTTCCACCAGACCCTACGGTAATAGTGTCTGCTATGACATCGTCAAGATATGACATACCATTTGCATAGAATCTAAAAGCTGTACCAGTAGCTTTATAGCCTACAATTCCAGGGGCAGACGATGAAGACCCTCGGATCTCGATTCGAGCTCCAGTGGTGCCAGTTCTTATGGTTCCAGCAAGAACCGAAGTAGCTTTTAGTCGGTCTGCATCAATAGTTCCAGTAGTAATCGCACCACCGTCAATAGTAGTTGTATCTTTCCAAGTGTTAATGTCAGACGCAGCGCCACCCTTCGGGATGGCGTTAGCTGCTACATTGCTTACAGTACTCAGATCTGCGCTTGTGGCGTAGCCGCCGATTTGAACACCGCTAGCGATATAGACAGAGCCGTCGCTACTAAGAATTCTAAATGTCAGACCGCCGCCAGAGTTGTAGGCATAAAGTCCAGTGTTGTTCATCTCAACGCGTGGGTTAGTAGCAGAGGTCCTGACTGTGGCACCAGTAATTAACTTACCGTCAAGGGCACCAACTTTAATCTTGTCCGCTTCAATAGCATTTGCCTGAATTGCGTTTGCAGAGATAGCATTGGCCGCAACAGTGTTAGCTGTTACTGCATCTGCGCCAATCTTGCCCGCAATAATTGCGCCAGCTGCAATCTGGTTCGCACCAATTGCGTTTGCAGAGATGGCATTCTGAGTCACAACGTTAGGTCCAAGCAGCGATGCAGCATTGATAGCACCATTCGCTAGTGCACCAGCAGAGACCAAGTTTCCAGCAAAAGACCAGCTGTTTAGTACGTTTGCAACTAGTAGGTCGGTATTAACTAGAGGCGTAACTCTAGCAGTTGACTGTACTGATGCAAGACTGTGGACGCCGCTACTGTCTGTCAGAACAAACTTGAAATAGTAGTCAGTGTTGTACTCTACGTCAGAGAAAATCGCATAGTTGTTGGCTACAGCAGAAATGGTAGATATGAGGGTAGAGTCCGATGGCGTGAACCCAGAGACTGTGCTCCTGTGGATCTTTAAATACAAGAGATCGCTAGGAGGCAGTGACGGTGGCGTAGTTGCTAACAGACCATCCCACTTAACAGTCATCGTGCCAAGCTTTGATTCAATGATTGGTGCTGTCGGGCCTACTGCCGATATTGGAGTTGATTTGATAGCCGTAGTGTGGCTCTTCGACACTGGGTCAGAGTCTTGCTGCCCACTATCGTACGCAATGAGCTGGAAGTAGTAAAGCTTGCCTTGCTCAAATCGAGCATCATCATCGAAAGTGTAAGAAGTTGCTGTTTTGATAGGCACGTCTTTGATGCGCCAGTCTTCGTTAGTATTTCTTCTCCACTTAATTCTGTATCCAACTAAGTCAGTAAGGTCTTTACCAGCTTTAGTCTTATTTGGAGCTGTCCAACTTAGAGTTACCTTAGCTGTAGGGAAAGAGACATTAGTAGAGACCATTCCCTCACTTGTAACTTGAAGGTTTGTCGGTGCTGCAGGAGGGTCGCCGTCCTGTACAGGGTCAGCAACATTTGAGTAGTCAACCCAACGAATGCCATCCCAGTAGTAGATCTTGTTATTCGCGCTATCAGCCCATGTGGACCCGATAGCTAAGAATTTTTTAGCAACTGGGTACACATAAAATGGAGCATCGGGAGTGGTAGTTGGTACAGGAGTATCGACACCAGCATCCAGTGTGTAAGTTATGGTATTACTGGTTACGCCAGTAATTCTGAATAATCCATCAGGGCCGTAAGCCCTAGAGTCTTCGGCAAAAATATCAACAAATACTATGTCATCAACTTGAAACTTGTGGGTCGCGTTAGTAGTTAAAGTTACAGTTGTACCAGTTATCGCGTATGTGCTAACTAAACGCTTAGTCTGCAGCTGTCTGTATTGAGTTAGGGTGGTAGGCGCTGCTGTCTCTGGCGCAAACGAGTAAGTGTTTGTAATGACAACGCCAGGAAGCTGATCGGTGGACGGGTCATCCTTAACTTTACCGCCTGGGAGCGTTCTCTTAGTCCATGGCGGAGTGTCTACTGCCTTTACAATGAAGTCTTCAGACGTGACATCGATATTTAGAGTAGAAGTGCCGTGAATACCGCTGACGTGGATAGTGTCACCGACTGCTAGATCTAAGTCAGACTCTACATAAATTTCTACTCTGTCTTCTGTCTGGCCGTTAATTTTTTTAGGATATAGATAAGCATCCTGAATCTTAACGAAAACAGGTGCACCATCGGCTAGAACAGCTGTAGGAGGTAGGGTCGGTGTGCCAGTTTCCACGGCTGCAGTGATTTGATCCTGAGTTAAAAGACTTATAGGGCGAAGCTCTACTGATTTTACGCGTTGATCTAGTCGACTCATTAGAGTCGTAAGTTTTCTGCGGCGTCTACGAATACCCATTAAATTACGGCCTTTCCGTCAACAATTGTAACTCCAGAGATCGGAACCGAGGGCTCGGTGACTAGCTCAATAGAGACTTCCTCTGGGTATCCAGGACTATCAGGTACTGATACGTCGTAGGATACAATTTTTCTGACCAGCACACCGTTGTCAGTTCCGTAGTCTTGCTCTAAATAGCTGTCTGCACGCAATGATGCAAAATCATCATTTAGTTTAATAGAGCACCAGTCTCCAGGGTTATATGTACCGAGTTTTGGATAAGCAGAGCCATTCACAGAAATAGTGAAAGTGCTGATCGGTGGTACAGATTCTGCCAGTAGTCTAGAAGCCTGTTTCCACAGAACTCCCTCCTGAGGGGAGTCTAGAGTATCAACCGCATCGAGCAGCGGCCACCCCTCTCTCAGAAGTTTGTGGTTTGACGCAGCCGAGTACGGTTGGCTAGCATCGGATGATAGTCGATCATCTTTACCTTGAATAAAGAATCTTGTAGCAGCATCTTCTGCATTCTCTTCGAAGTCTGCTTGCAAGATATTTCCAGGATACTCAAAAATCAATTCTGTAGCTCCATAAGCGCTAGCAGGGATCGATCCAGAGAATCCAGCCTCCTGCTCGTCTAGCCATGCAGTTAAAGTTGCTGGGACTAGAGGTAGGAACTTGAAATATTTCTTAAATGAATTGCTGGCTGAGTCATAGACACAGTCGACTCGGTACTCGAAACCATTCGGCTTAGTTGAATAGTCCTCGAATATCTCTGCAACAGTCTTTAGCTCGAAACCTCGAATAACTGGATTGGCTTCACGATTAGAGCTAAATTGATCGTTATAGCTTAAGTCCAAACCTATATCACCTAGAGTTGAAAACTCTCCAAATGTGCTATAAGTAGCAGAGGCTCTACGTTTTACTGTTGGAGGATAGGTAGTAGAGTCAGTTTCCGTGTAGCTCTTTGCGATATTTGCTCCATACATAACAACCTTGAACTCGGTGTTCGACGGAGTGGCGTCTGGATCAACGTAGATCGTATAGTAGCCATCAAAAGTCTCGCTAACATTGTCGATGTAGACAATGTCCCCTTCCTCGAAAGGATGAGCAGACGTTGTCTCGAAAGTTGCAATGTTTGCAGAACGCTTAAAGCTACTAACAGTTCTGGTGAAATCAGAGACGTTGGTAGTAGCTACGTCGCTACCAGGGTTTGAATATGTGAAGCTCTTGTCACCTAGAACAGCCAGAACAGTGGCCTCTTTATTGTTAAACCCTGAAGAAACTTCAACGTCAGCAATAGTGACTTTTTGGCCTGGCACCATTTCGTGCTTCTTGGAGGTGACAACAGTAGTTACGTTACCTGATCTGCCAACGCTAACGATTTCGTTGAATAAATCGATACCTGGTCTAATTGAGTCATTAGCAAAGTCAAAGTCAAATAGATCAGTATTAAGCTCACGCAGCAAATCCTGAGCAAACTGATAAGTATCTTGTCTGGTCTCAACGGTAATTGGGTTTTCTTCACCGATAGAGATCTCTGGTATAGTTTTAGTTCTACCCAGCTCGTCTACGTATGTAGCTGGGACAGTGATGTAGGACCTGTCATCTTCTGTAAGTCCAGTAGTTAGAACTTCAAAGTAGCCGTTGTACTTCACGTAGTCAGTAATCCAGTAGAGATATACTGCCTCGCCTACGGCAAAATTGTACTGACCGCCAGTCAGCGTAACGGTTAAAGTGTCGTTAGCAACTTCAGCAATCGCTTCATATGAACTGTTCCAAGTTTTCCACACAACACGATGCGCTAGATAGCTAGTGAATTCGGCTGCGGTCACTGAAAGAACCTTATCAATCAAGCTGTAGGTTCTACCCCAAATAATTCCGCCCCAAACGCAAACGCCATTACGCACTACATACACAGCGGTCTTAGCTGGGAGAGTGTTTTCATATAAGCTTAAGTTGTATGTATCTTCAGTGACTGCAATGTCACCAGTAAATCTACCAGCTTCAGTTAAAGACCTAGAGTATGAAACGCCCTTAAACGGTACTTCAGCTAGAAGCTCGTTTGTCATAAGGTCGCAAACAAAATAGCGATAATCAACAGATTGATTAGCTGGCGAAGTTGATACTGGCATCTTTTGTCCTTGATTGTCTTTCTACTAGTTTAGCAGCTATCCAATCCAGCCAGATCTCCACAGGATCTGGCAAGAATAGCTACTGCTAACTAGGTTGTTGTCTGTTTCATACTTGATGACATTTGTCCCTGGCTGTAGATATATCCAGTCCACTAGAACCTCTGCCTTGCTTCTGGCATTCAACACGATGTCATCTCCACCTACTACAGGGGTGACTTTGATAATTTCCCTATTGTATGTGTCAATTTCGAGCACGTCAGAGGACGCTACCGACGAGATTACATTTATAGTCTCAGCTGTTGTGTTGTTGGTGATAGACCAATAGTTAGAATCAGATGCATTAACTCCACCAGTGAGCGCAAAGACTACTGGAACTGGAACGTTTCCAGTATTCTCTACACTTACCTGGCTACCTACGGTAATAGTGGAAGATTGATATCCGTCAGGATTACCATCTACATATTCGTATTTAATTGGGTCTACGGCTTTGAACCCAATAGAAAAATCATGACGGCCACGAGCGTTTACGCTCATAATTTGCGGTGCTCCGCTTAGACGAACATAGGCGGCTTTACCGTTAACAGACGTGCCACTTTCATAGACGACTAGCCAACCTCCAGTTTTCACAAGGTTGGCCGCTTCAATTAATGAATTTCTGGCGGCAGAAGCGTCTTCTGGTCTTTGAGGTAAAAATGATCCGTTTAGAGTAATGAGTCGGTTAGCCCATCGGCCTTTAGCATCATATGACCCGTCACCCCAACCCCTAGGTAAGTCTGGAAGCTCTGGTTCTGGTAGGGTCCACCAGCCTTCGATCTCTGACACTACCCACACAACGCCATTCTCGTCGATAGTGTTTAAGGTCAGCCCATTTAGTACCACATCTTGTCTAAGTTTTAGGCCAGATATATGAGGCGTTGGTAGCTTACTGAGTGAAGTATTTACAAGTTTGTTTTCTTCACTTTGCGCGACAGGGTCTACGCTGTAGTCGTAATATTCAGCCATTAGATAGTTCCTTTACGCATCTCAAACGCCAGCTGGCGAGACACTGCAGCTGCTAGTTCCTTCTCGTCCATCCCAGGAGCTGGGTTTACAGTGATATTGATACCCTGACCTCCACCCATCTGGTTAATGAGCGCAATGTCTCGATCTGATAGGCCATTAGGGTTCAATGGTTCGATTCGCTCTGGTCTACCAGCCTCGGCTACGGTTACCATAGTTCCACCATCAGAAGGATATACAGTACCACCTAGGGCTAGTTTAGGAGTTCCATCTGCCTTAGTTTTTGTTCCAGTCCCCGATTTAGCATTCTGGCCTGCTAGATATTTATCAAGGTTCTTCTTAGCATCTCCAGTCCAGTCAACCAAGGTGAGCTTGGAGATCTTAGCCTTGCCGAGGTCCAAACCAAAAGTGTCTTTTACGAACTTACCTAAAGGTCCTTCGGCAATGCTAGAGATGAATGAATTTATTCTATCTAAGATGCCTACGTTAATTAAGGTGATAACACCATTTACGATGAACTGAATAATTCCCAGGAGCGCGATACCAATTCCACCAAAGATTTTTGCTAGACCGCTTCCAAAGTTTCCTTTGAAGAGATCCATAATTCCCTCGATGACAGTCCCGACGCTGTCAAATAGAACTCCCACGGTGTTAGAGATAAAATCAATAATGCTACTTAGGGAGTTTATAATTCCCTCGATTGCTCCACCAACCGCAGGGATTATGCCTTCTAGTAGGAACTTCAGGATTGGGTCAAAGGCGGCCATCAAGCCACCTAGACCCTCATTGCCGAAGAGGTTATCAAACAGTCCACCGATAGACTCCCAGAGGCCACTGAAGGCTTCCCCAACTCCAGCAAGAACGGTATCAACCATGATACGGAAGTCTTCGAATTTATTGTAGAACTCTATAATCTTCGAAATGATAAAGATAATAACGCCAACGATACCGCCAGCCTTGAGAGTCTTACCTAGGTTACCGAAAACACCACCACCAGGCTTGTCCCCAAATAGTTTAGTGACAGGTCCCAGTAGGCCATTCATTTTAGCAAAGGCGAAGGCTATATAGCCGATAAACACATTGAATCCGAAAGCTACGGCATCGATAATGACACCTAGGGCCGAGAAGAATCCAATAATAGGACCGACCTTATCGAGGAAGCCTTGAACTCCTTCTGCCTCTAAGAAGTCTGCAAGTTTATCAGCACCAACGCTTAGAGTGTCGAAGAATGCTGACAGCTGCTTAGAGTCAGTAAGTGCAGCAAAGATTCTAACTACGTTTACAACAAGCTCAGCGAAAGATGGACCTGCATCAATAAATGCATCCAGCATCTTACCGATATATGGAGCACCTTCAGCTAACTTGTCAAAAGTCTTAGCAATGTTTGGATTATCGGCTACGCCTAGCACTTGCTTAACTAGTTCGCCGATAGAGGACAGCACAGCACGAGCATTGACCATAGCGTCTTTGAAGAACTTCTTACCAGAGTCTGGGTCCTCAGAGAACATGGTCTTGAAGCCTTCAGACGCTTCTGTGAACCACTTAAGCATCTCTTCGCCAGCACTGCCAGGGCCAGTTGTTAGCTTGATTAGGTTACCGAACCCGCCAAAAACGTTTCCAATAACCTTCCCCCACTTGGCTGCCTCTGCTCCAGCATCGTTGAAGAACTTAGTCAGGCTGCCATCAGCATTCATCTGAGTGAGAGTGTCAGACCATGTCTTGGTTAGGTCAACAATCCACTTTAGACCGCCCTGAGCCAGCTCATCTGTTGCGTCCATAATAGACAAGAAAATATCTGCAACGTTTCCAACTAGATCTCCGATTAGATCAAGAGTTGGTTGCATTTCCAATAGGATGCGATCAATCTTTGCTACGTTATCTGGAGTTGCAATTCGCTGGAAGACTTTGTCAATGTTTGTTCCAATTTTCCCAGCAACTTCTGGGAGCCGCTTATCGAGGATAGGGAACAGCTTTTTCTCAAAAATGTCTACAGAGTTATATAGAGGCTTAAGAAAGGCTTCTGACATCTTGAGTTTTAAAGCATCAAGTTTAGGGGTTAGCTGTAGTAGCCTCTTTGCAAATTCCTTTTGGGCAGAGTTCAGGCCGTCGAATGCATCAGCACCGCCACTCTTATCCTTCTGAGCATCCTTAAATGCGTCATAGCCATCCTTGACTACTTCATTTAGGTCTTTAGTCTTATCTTTAGCCCGTCTGAATGCTAGGTCAGCCTTCTTATACTCAAGTTCTGCTTCTCTTCTTGCAGCCGAGTTAGGCGGGAGGTCTGCAGTTCTTCTAAGGTTCTCAAAAGCTCGTTCTAGATTAAGAGCAGCTTCCTCCTCGCTGTAGGAGGCAGCTTCTGCATCGAAGAGAAGCTGCTGCCACTCTTCTCTAATCTCCTTTAGTGACTTGGTGTAGCCACCATTTTGCTGTGTAGCCTTTTTCACGGAGTCAAAGATTCCACCAAATGCTGTCTTAGCAATTAGCATGCCAACTTTAAGTGTGACGAATGCGTTAGCCAGACCTGCAGCAGCAGGGGCAGCTTTCAGTAAGGAGCCGATAAGAGGACCGATAGAGACTACAACAGACGAGATGGCACCAACTAGAGAGCCTAATGCCCCCTGAAGTACATACCCAGTTCTCATAAGAGACTGGAATCTCTCTCTAGCTGACTCTGCCTCTGGTACTAAGCTTTTCAGTCCATCAGCAAGCTGCCCAAATGTAGTCTTGGCTTGACTTCTATTGAAGCCGTCAGCAAACCCGTCGCCAATTTTCCTACCAGCACCGATAGAGATGCTCTTCGAGATATTACTTAAAGTTCCCTTAAGCTCTTTCTCGAAATTGTTAGTTATAGCTCTAACAACTATCTCTGCATGTCCAATTACAGCCATGGATTATCCGATCGGTGCGTCTAGTACAGCGCCAAATGGGTTGGCTGACTCTGGGTCAAACTGGGTAGGCGGTATGTACGGTTTAATCTCATCTGGATCACTGTAAAAATTATCACCAGACGATGATTTGATTTTTGATTTAATTCCGTACCTGTAATCCATGCCATACATACCGTATAGAGCAGAACGAACAGCGCTAACCGCTTCAGCTTCTTCGGCAGACCCGTATCTAGAGTCTTCCTCAAAAAAGTAGTGCACGACGTCTAGCATGTCACGCAACTCCATGTCTGCCAACCTTAGGCCTAAAGTTAGCGCTTTTCCGTTCACATATGGCCAGAGATCAACGGCCCATTCGATTAGACCTCTGGCTGCTGATTTGGGCGATCTGCGTACTGCTCAACAAGCCACCCTGTAATCTCTCCCAGTGTTTCGGTTGTAACTACGCGTTCCTTATCCACTAGGAGTGCGTTGAATCTAACCAAGCTCTCCGCAGTGAGTACTGTAGAGAAGAAATCATTAATAATTGCAGCCTGCTCCGCGGCATCGGCTGAACCTGACTTTGCTACCATGTCCAACATAACCTTGCCAGGCATGACTGGGACACAGATATACTCTTCTTCAAAAATCTTGAACGAGATAGGTTCTGCATTTTCAATCTTCGGTGATCCGAAGTCTCTGAACTTTGTCATATTAGTCGTTTCCTATTTCTTGCATCATTTGTGTGTAGACGAATGTCAACACCTAATAATTTTACCGTAAAGTTAGCTACCTGAGTGAGCGTCGCTGGGATCTCACTACGGTAGTCATTGGTGTGGTTAGGTACTTATTAGGCCTTGTCCCAGGGTGCCTGACAATCTGAGTGTGGATGACCCTAGAGCCTTTCATAAAGACTAGATTTCCGCCTGGCTTATTAGGGGTAATGATGTGAGGCTTAGTCCCCTGGTGGTGCATAAGAGCATAATGAGTGTAAGCACCAATTTTAACCCCAGGGCCCATGGTGTTTCTAGGTATGTGCTGGAATTTGATGCTTTTCATCAATCTTCCAGTCTTTTTGCCCACTTGAAGTTTCGCCAGTTGAGTAATTCTGTTAGCAGTTCTATGCAAGTGACGGCCAACAGTACCAAAGTTGTGGTTAAGCTCGAAGTTTAAGATTGGCTTATAGACCACTAACTTACCAAATGTCATAGACACTTGCATGTTTCTAGGTCTTAGGTTTAATCCCTTATTTCTAAAATCTTTAGCAGCGCTTTTGTAGATTTTACTAGCACCAGTGACCCAGGGGCTGTCGGGGATTAGTCCGTAGGCTGGCATTATGGTACCGCCATAGTGACAACCATATCAGTTGTCTGGAATCCGCCTTCAGGGGCACTTACTTCAAGTGTTGCGATAACGCCAACACCATAGCCAGTCTCATCCCACTGGTCTAGTTGATTGATGCATTCCATCAATACCCAGGCGTCAATAGCCATTACCTCTGCGGCGGCCTCGATCTTCTCTGGTGCTGGAGGTCTACCGTTCTGGCTAACAATAGGTGTAGCTCGTGCAATAGAGACAGTTAAAGTGGCACTCCTAGGAACGTGGCAACGCTGCGGTTCGCCAACCTGCGCACCTGGAGGGCCTAAGTATAGCTGCTGAAAATAGACAACTAACTGTTCGCAGTCCACAGCTGGAGTAGCCATAGCCCAGTAACGACGGGCTGGCAACTCAACGTTGTATGACTGGAAAACAGCTTGTACCCTCTCCAGCACACCCTGCATCATATCCCTGAGATTTACCGCATCCTCAGAGACTCCAGTTAAGTCTAATTCTTGGCTAGGCATCAGTGATTACTCCTCTACAGAGGTTTCCTCTGCCTTAACTTCTACTACTTCTTCAACCACTACTGGCTCTACAACTACTGGCTCTACCTTAGGAGCAGGAGCAGCAGCTTTAGGTGCAGGAGCAGCCTTCTTTGCTTTAGGCTTCGCAATACCCAACATGTCCTGGGCACGGAAGTTAGTCTGAATCGACATATTTCCTTCTTTCTTAGTACATCTTGATCTGGAGGTTTCCAGATGCAAGTTCGACCAGGCTCTCTACTTCATCTTCGGTTGAAGATGCGTAGAGTGTCCAGGTTCCTGGGTCCACCATACCTAGAGCAGCTTTCGCTTTTGCGTAGGTAATAGTGAAATCTAACTTGTCTTCGGCGTAGTTGATGACTACATCGGAAGGGTCCAAAATAACTGACGTAGTTTCTCCGTAGTTACGAAGAATTACCTTTGGAGTATAAATATTGTTCTGCGGAAAGAAGTTGCTGAGATCGGTACCGCTACCAGTGGAAGTCCAGCTGATTGAAGCCGAGTTAGATGTGGCACTCAACACTAGGTCGAACTCTACATCTGGAACTAGTCTCAAGGGTTTTGCAACATACTTGCGAGCACGAGGAGTGTCTACCGAGAAAACTTTAGACTTGCGACGCGCATTATCTGGATTGACTGTCTTTAGGAATAAGTCAATCTCGTAGAGGCCAGTACGTAGCTCGTCGATGAACTCTTGATTATCAAGAATGGTATAAGAGACGCCCTGACGCGATACGGAAGTTACACGCTGAGGCAGCTCGCACATTTCGTCGCCAGCCCAAAGGCGGGCAAACTCGATGGCTAGCTTACGTGCTGCCATCTTTCCAGCAGTAGGAACTGGAATCCCATAAGCATACGTAATCTCCACGTTGCAAGGAGTCCAAGGGGTTCCAGCCTTGATGTGAATAGTCGAGTGATCTACTAGGTAGTAGCTGTTAGGGTCAAGAATCTGACCGTTTTTATTACGCATAGAAATAATGCGCGTTACTGGCCTACCACGTAGTCTGATTCTGGCGTCTGGCGATAGGCCATCAGCAACGAGCTCAGAGTATTCATCATAGTCGCCAGACGGAATGTTATATACGTCACCGCCAAAAAGTACAGGACTATTAGTGCGGTCAGAAGGACCCATTCGATTATTCCGAAGGGTACAGGTGTATCGTTCGGTAACAATGGTTTCTCCTGTATATTTACGGCCTGACATGGCCCAGAGTAGGTTGGATGCCACCTGAGCTGCTTCTAGAGTGAACTCGGTGTACGCATAGTCTCCCATTTCCTCAGGGAGAATCCAAAGATTGCTTGCCATGTAAGTACCTCTTTATAAGTTTAACGGGTGGCAGCCCTAGTTAGTTTCTAGAGCTACCACCCGTTTGTTCTAGGGATTAGCTAGGGTTTTCGTTTGATGCAATGATGTTGTCGATTGCACTGTCAGCGTTGTAGCCAAGGTTTCCAGGAACGTTGTAGGTGTCTCCACCAGATCCTAGAGAGGTTACTGGGGTGTAGGCAGGTGCCTCAGGGTCCTTAGAGTCAGTTACGATGACCTTAGCACCACGAGCTACAGTGTTTGGAGATCCAACAGAAGCGATGTCAGCAGTGATAGAGCTGCTTACAAAGCTTACAGTGTTGCCAGATACTGCAGATACAACCTGGTCTCCGTTTAGAGCAGGCGATACGTTAGATACAGAGATCACGTCGCCAGCAGCTATGCCAGGAGCAGCGCTGAATACTAGGTTACCCTGGGTACCAGCTAGTGTTGCGTAGTAGCTGCTCAAGGTTACAGAGCTTGGGTCAGATACTGCAGCTGAAGTAAATACAACAGGGCCAGAGCCGTCAGTCCAAGTGTAGAAGCCGTTTAGACCAGTAGGTGCCCAGTCAGTGCGTGCGTAAGCGTATGGACGCTCTGCAGCAATCGGGAATTCCCAGCGGCCATCAAGACCTGACTTGAAGTTAGCGTTTCCAAGACCGTAGCCTTCGAAGGTGTTAGCCATTAGGCCGTTCTCGATGACACGGTCGCCAGACTGACGCATCTTCACGAATGGGAAGATCCAGTGGAAGTATGGCAGTACGCCAGCCTTCTTGCCGTCCTTAATAGCGTGTGACCAAACCTCGATGGCAACACCGTTACCAGCAGGGTCGTCACCAACACCAGGAGCAGCCCAACCGATTGACTTGTGGTTAGGGTCGTCAGCAGTGCCAAGGTTCTTGCGAAGCAGTAGACCACCAGAAATTAGAGCAGATAGCTCTGGGTCTGGCTCACAAATAGCGAGCTCCATGGTGATACGCTTTAGAGTGTCTGGGGCCTTGTATGTTACGCATACAACACCGTTGGCACCCTTTTCGGTGATCTCGTCGCCTTCTTCGTATTCTGGAGTGAACGAAACACGCATAAAGGCTGAAGTGGTGTACGAGTCACCAGCTCCGCCCATTAGGTTACCAGCAGCATCTAGGCGGGTGACACGGATCGACACACCCTGAATGCTGGCTGCATATTCTTGAGTAGCCATCTAGCTATTCTCCTTATTGGTTAATTAAGCTGTTAGATCTACTCTGACAGCTAGGTGGATGGATGTGTCAAAGTAAACCGCAGCTGGGCGGATTGCTTTGAGACGCATGTCATTTTGATTGCCCGACACATCGTAAGCTTGGCCTAGATTGTCGTTCACGACATCGATATCGCCAAGGTAAACCTTGACAGTACCAGTGGCGTAAATCCATTTGTTGGTGTCTGATGCAGTTGCACCAGTTGCACCTACTGGACCATTTCCAGAGTATCCAGAACCGATAACTACTGGAGTGCCAGTCAGAGTTTGTAGGTGATCGCGGCCGTCTTCGTGGAAGAACATCTGGCCGTTAGAGCTCATTAGGGTGGCAACATCACGAGTGATGTGGATGATGCCCTGCTCGCCGCCGTGAGATATAGCACCGATTTGCGCCTCAAGGAGAGCCAGAGCTCTACGTGGAGATAGGGCAGTTCCACCATTTAGGATTGTTGCTGAACCAGACGTAAGTGCACGGTTATCGTGACCAGCATCTAGGCGAACTCCGCCGTCCCAGATTTCATGCTCTAGAGCATGCTGAGTGATTCCCTCAAGCTGGCGAGTTAGTCGCTGTACGCGGTCTAGTCCGTTAAATCCAAGTGTGGAACGAAGCTCCTGCGCTTCGATGAAGAAAGGGTTGATGTAATCAAAGTATTTAGGTGAGCCAGCAGGAATAAACTCACTGCTGCTGCTGTCAGTGGCATCCCAGTTAGTAGCCGAGTATAGCTCGGTCTCCCACTCTTGAGAGAATCCGCGGATCCACTGATCTTCGCCAGGAGCGTTCTCTGGCTTAGCTACGGCCAGTAAGCCAAAGGCTGACGGCACAATCTTAGGTGCCGATACTACGCCTGTCTTGGAGAAAGCCATTATAATCCTCGCTTAAAAGTTTTTAGGGGGTGGGTGCCCCCCGAGCCGAAGCTCGGAGGGCGACCCTATTAAGTTATGGTTTAGAGCTCGATAGCAGCTGCAGTAGCGCCACCAGTGGTGTCGCGAAGAGCAGCAGCCACACCGTTGATGTTAACGGTCTGGGTAACCTTTAGAGACTCGATACCAACCTTGGCAAGACCCTCGAAGGTCTCAACGAACATCTTGTAGTCGTTGGTGCCGACTAGCGAGCTGTCGCGGATGATACCTAGGTCCAGAGTACCGCCGTCAAGGAACAAGAAGGTTCCCTCAGCGAACAGGTACCAGGTGAAGGTGTCTGGGAACTCTAGAAGAGCTGCAGCACCCTGTGCACCGAAGTAGTTCTGGTCAGGAGTTGCAACTAGAGTTACGTTGCTAAGAGCTAGGTAGCCCTCGATCTCCGAACGGCCAACTGCGATGGTGTTGTCGCCAGGCATTGCGATAGCCAAGTCAGCAGCCATTGCGTCGAATACCCAGTCAGGAATGATAGCCTTCAACTGAGTGGTCGCTGCAATGCGGTGACGTGAACGGTAAGCAACAGCAGCCTTGCGAAGAGTCACAAGGAAGTCACGACCGAAACCGATTAGGGTGCCAGAAGTAACAGCGGTTGATGCGTTACCAATCTTGGTTAGCAAGTTAACCTCAGCCTCACGAGCGTGCTGTACAAGAGCAAGCTCGTTGTGACGAGCGATCAACTCTGGGTAAGCGCGGGTCATCAGGTTACCGAACTGTAGCTGTAGGGTTACAGCGTCAGTTACAGCAGTCTGCTCTGCAGCAGCAGAAACAGTCAGGCTGGTCTTGGTAGCACCCTGAGGGTCAGCGTCAACAGCAGCGGTCCATACGCCAACAGCGTCAGCGTAGTCGCCCGAAGCGAATGAAGGTGGGGTTACGAAACGGATACCGCCGCGGTCAGCCTGGAAGCGAGGCAGTGCATCGCGAACTGGGCGAACGGTGGTCGAGCCAAGGCCGAAAATGTCGTACTTAGTCTCGACTGGAGCAGCGTGGCCACCAGAAGCAACAAGTGCATCCTGACCTACAACTGCGTCAATCTTCGAAGCGTTTGCCTCTGCGTCGGTACCGAGGAAGCGAGCCTCTGGGTACTGGGTCGAGAAAGAAGCAACAATGTGCTGCTCTCCGTCGCCACCGTTTACACGGCGAAGCGAGTGTAGACGCTTCTCCATAGCCGAGGCAACCTCGGACATGCTTGAAATGGTGCTTCCCGCGGTGTAGCCAGGAATGTCTGCGCCAGCGGTGATTGCCACTGGTGCCTCGGTAACCTGAACTACAGGCTGACGGTCAGCTGGAGCCTCGAAAGGCTGTTCTGCTGCGGCGCTCACTAGTGCCTGCTCTTTCTGCTCTTCTACGAGAGCGGTTGATGTTTCAATGTTTGCTTCTGAAGAAAGCTCAGCAGCAGTCTCAACTTCAGCTACTGCTTCTGCAGTCTCTTCGGTTGAAAGCTCTACGGCTTCTTCGGTTGTGGTTGATAGTTCAGAACCGTCTTCCTGAGCGGTTGATGCTTCTGCGACCTCTTCGGTCTCAGATACGGCTTCGGTGCTTGCCTCAACGGCAGCCTCGGTAACCTCTGAAGCTTCTACTACAGTCTCTTCGACTGAAGCTTCCGCCTCGACTGGAGCCTCGGCCACAGTTTCCTCAGCAGCAGAAAGCTCTGCTTCTGGGGTCGAAACCTCTGCGGTCTCAACTGTAGCTGCCTCGGTTGCTTCTACGGCAGAAGTTTCCTGCTCAGAAGCTGATGCCTGTACTGACATTTCTTCTTCCTTTTCTTCTTCTTCCTTAGCTTCCTCGGCGGCCTCTGGAGCTTCTTCCTCGGTTACCTCTTCTGCTGGAACTTCCTCTGCAGGAACTTCCTCAGCTGGGGCTTCTTCAGTAACTTCGCCAGTAGGCTCTTCTTCGGTCATAGCCATTTCTTCTCCCTCATCGGCAACCTGACCCTTGACACGGGCAGTTGCTTCAGCGGCACGCTGAGCAAGCTCAGCAGCCATAGCCTCGCGGTTAGCGAGTTCACCACGTACGATGTCAAGAGAGTCGGCTAGCGACGTCATAGCATCAACTGTCTCAGGAGTCGGGTCTTCACCCTCAACCATTTCAAACTGGCTGACAATATCTGCCTGAAGCTCTGCGAGTTGTTCGTCGCTAAGCTCAGTGATAGTGTCAAGCTGAGTCTTGATCTGGTCGTACACTGTACCTCCTAGGCCAGTTAGTTGTGGATGTGACTTACATCCTATTTACAGTCAAGGCCGAGGGACTCCACGCAACATGGCGCGAGGCACTCCACCTACGGATAATTTTACCTTATTTTTTAGGTAAGGAGTCGGAGCAGCTTACTCATCTGTGATTGCACCTCACCTTGAGAGTAAACATCTGCTCCAGACATGTAGGATTTGAGATCAGCCGTAGCAATATCTGCATCCTCTTTACCGATCTTTGCTTCAACTCTTGTAATCATCGAATCGATGAGGTCCTTGAGTCCAGCAGGCAGATCGCTAAACTTAATTTTGTCGGCTTCTTTACCGAACGGTAGTGGAAGGTTGGCAATTGTCTTACCTAGTTCCGCTGCTGTAAGTCTAACATTCTCTAAAGCCTGGGCATTTAGAGCACCAGCGTCTAGACGGTCAATCATTCCAAGCAGTTCTGAGCTTGCACTTACAGATGCGGCGTAGTCACCAGCGAAGTCTAGGTTTTCTGCAGCTTCAGCCTTCTCTAGAGCCTTAGCCAATCCAGCAACACCTAAGTCCTGCTTAAGACGAGCAAGAACTGTGCGGTACTTACCCTTAGCATCACGAGGCTGGTTGACGCCAGATACATACTTTTGTCTACCATTTTCGTCATAGGTATCTTCTACAGTTGTGCGACCAGCCTTAACATCTTCGGCACGAGCGATCTCTTCTTCAGTCTGCTTTTCAGCTTCCTTTTTAGCTTCGCGGAGCTCTTTTAGGTCTGAGTCAGAGATCTCTTCCTCTTTTGGGGCAGCAGCCACCACCGCCTCTAGCTTTGCACGCATAGATGCAACTACGCTTGCAGCCTCAGCTGAGTCAGCGTTCTTCCAGTGCTGAGGAATAAGAGCTTCCTGCTTCAACTTGCGAGCCTGCTTGATGATGTGCTTTCGGACTTCGCGACGCTCTGAAGCTTTTGCGCGACCATAAGCCTGAATAGCATTCTTAAGGTCTTCTACATTGCGAATTGGGTAAGCGCCATCTGGCATTGCCTTACCTTCCTTAGCAAGCTCCATGCGCTCTTCTTCAGAAATCTTTGCAAGCTCTGCTACCGCAGCTGCTACAAGAGTCTTCTCACGAAGCTCAGCAGCGCTGGCAGTTAGAGCCTGCAAGTTGGCAGCACGTAGTGCCTTCTTTGCTTCCCTGACACGGCCTTTTAGATCTGGAGCACTAGCTGCAAGCTCTCCAAGCATTTCTGCCTTTGTGGAAAGAGCGCAAGCTGCCCCAGAGCACTTCATCATTGCCATGTAGCTAGCACCAGCTGCAACTAGGGCAAGAACCTTACCAGAAGCAATCATGGCGCGAGCGGTTGGGAAGCCTGGTACGTTTACCTGACAAATAGCAACAAGTTCAAGAGAACCGTTAATTGGACGCCAGTCACCAGAAGGAGCAGAAGCACGAAGTGCACGGATCTGAAGCTCATCTAGATTCGGACGTAGGGATCCAGCGCACCAGATTCCGTACTCGTCTTCTCCAACATGGATATCTGCAACAGCAGATGCGGTGTCGTCATAGTGCTTTGCAGCAGTCATGGCGTCAACATTTAGCGGAGCATGTCCGCCAGCAAGAGTAAGCTGACCAACAGGAACATCAGTACCTGCTTCAGTTCTAATAACTCCAGTGTGGAAGTAAGCATACTTGCTGCGAGAGCGAGGAGGCTTAGTTGCACGTGGCAGTCCGATGTGGTTTACGTTCCAGGCCGCAATGTGCCCGTAGACGCGACCATCATCGGTAACAGTTAGTGGGGTAGCCTTAGTGAACCCTGGGTTCTGGAACCAATCTGCTGGTGGCGTCATCGGGATATCTGACTTTAAAAAGCCAGATGCTGTAATAGGTTCGACGTCAGCAAAGTCCTGCATAGACTCTTCGTATACGCCATCTTCTGGGGTCACGTTTTCCTCCTGATCCCCTTCGGCTTGCAACAAAATAGAGCATTCTTGGAATGCTGGCTTAGCTACAATTGTAGCAGCCATTATGCGGGCCTTATTTATGGTAAGTTTATCCTTACCAAATTCCTGCCCATCTCCCTCAGCCATTTCTGGTTCTGGCTTCTTCTCTTCTTTTGCCTCAAACTGGTCGAGGTCTACAGAAACACCACGCAAGAATCCGTGGCGAACTAAGCGCTCTGCTTCTCGACCATAAGGACCCGTGTCAAACACACCGCGAGCATTACCCATTCCGCCTTCAATACGCTCGATGTAGTCGATACGTCCAACTACAACAGAACCGTCGTGACCAGCACCAGTTTTGATTTGCCATAGAAGTGGCACTGGCAGGTCACGCATAGTGATAGCGCCCTTGCGGAACTTTCTGCCATCGCCAGATTCGGCTTCCTCTGGGACAAGCATTGGAATAGTGAAGCTGGCTCCCTGCTCTGCACGAACAGACGCAACTAAGCCAATCTTCTCTCTAGCATCCGAAGCTAGGGCAGCTAGGCGACCCTTCTCAATCATTGCCTCGTTGAATGCTTCTTCTGACGTGTACAGATTCTCCATACCCGAGAAAGAGTTATTCTTCTTGCCTGGGTTGTATTTGCTACCAGTGTAAACACCAGTTGCCTCCTTATGGCGAAGCTGGCAATAGCCCTTCGCACGTGGGCCCATGTACTTGGAAAGTTGACGAACGCAGCGAGTCCAGTCACCAGGAGTGCCCCAGCGGATCTTGAGAGCACCCTTACCAGTAGTCCAGTAACGGCGAAGCTTCTCGGCATTGCCACGGTTGCGGTCGAATCCGCCAGCAGCAAGTAGTGGCTCTACTACCTTTTCCCAGAAGATCGAGAACTCTAATGCAGAAGCCTGAACTGGTGCCTTGTCGTCTACCTGAAGGAGGACATCGTTCAAAACTTCTTTGTCATCTAGAGCAACTACAGGAGGTGGAGCAGACGACTTTAGGTCCATAAGAACCTGGCCATTAGGAACCCACTTGCCGCCTTCGCGAACAAAGGTTGCTGGCTCGGATGAGGTTGCGCTAGCGGGGACCAAAGCAACAAGATCCATAACAGCCGAGTGGTCGTCTGGAGAAACTAGAGCTAAATACTTTGGAGCTACGTCAGACTTGTCTGGGGTGTATAC